ATTCTCTACAGAGTCCGTGGCCTCATGGCGTACTTGAGGCGACCTCCGATGCCTCGCTCCAGATTCCGCCGGGCGGTTATACAGTCTTTGGGTTTGATGTTTCTCCATCTCGCCGCAATGCAAGCCTTGTTGCTGGTCAGATTATGGGCGACGGAAGAATCGGTGTCGGGATCCTCCAGACGTGGGAAAGCCAGGTATCAGTAGACGACTTACGAATCGCGGCAGATGTTAAAGCGTGGGCTGATCAATACCGGCCCAAGATGATCTGCTATGACAAGTACACGACACAATCGATTGCTGAGAGATTGGCCAATGCCGGACAGATCATTCAGGATGTTTCAGGCCAGCAGTTTTATCAGGCTTGCTCCGATTTACTTGATGGTCTGGTAAATAATCGAGTAGTTCATAACGGCCAAGAAGAGTTGATTAAACAGATGAATAACTGTGCCGCTAAGACCAACGATTCAAGCTGGCGCATCGTCAAACGTAAGAGCGCGGGAGATGTATCGGCTCCGATCTCTCTCGCCATGGTTGTATCGATGTTATTAAAACCTCAACAGATCGCAGCGATTTACACCGCATAGTGTATAATTGCCCTCTATGGGTATCCTTTCGCGCCTTACAGGTGCAGCACCAAAAGCCACTATACAGGCTCAAGCAGCTCCTCAGGTCCTCGGTGAATATTCACCTTATGCGATGCCGTTCCAGTTTGCTTATGTTGGACGCACTGAAGCAATGGGAGTTCCAGCACTAGCTCGATGCCGCAACCTTCTTGCTGGCACTATCGGAACTATCCCTCTCGAACTTTACAAGAAGTCAACAGGCGAAGAATTAGGCAAGCCTCTCTGGCTTGACCAACCTTCATACCATCAGCCACGTTCTGTCACCATTGCATACACAGTTGATTCGCTTCTATTTTACGGTCAAGCATTTTGGCAAGTAGTCGAGACTTATCAAGAAGACGGACGCCCTTCACGCTTTGAGTGGATCGCAAACAGCCGAGTCACAGCCACACTTGATCGTGACAATGTATTCGTAAAGTCTTACGCCATTGATGGCACAACCGTACCAATGGACGGCCTTGGCTCATTGATTACATTCCAGTCATTAAGCGATGGCATTCTAAACACTGGCGTTTCTACAATTCGCGCAGCTTTAGATATTCAGAAGGCCTCAGTAGTTGCAGCAGCGACTCCAATGGCAACAGGTTACATCCGCAATTCTGGAGCTGATTTACCTCCGGCAGAAGTGCAGGGACTCCTTGCAGCGTGGAAGAACGCCCGACTAAATCGCTCTACGGCTTACCTAACATCAACACTCCAGTACGAGGCAGTTGGATTTAGCCCAAAAGACATGATGTACAACGAAGCAATTCAGAACCTCGCAACAGAAATTGCACGCCTTTGCAACGTGCCACCGTATTACGTTTCAGCGGACCAGAACACCACAATGACTTATGCCAACGTCACGGACGAGCGCAAGCAATTCCTGACACTATCCTTGCAGCCATTTATTTCAGCCATCGAGGATCGTCTTTCAATGGATGACATTACGGCTCGCGGCAATATCGTCAAGTTCGATATAGATAAGAATTACCTCCGCACAGATCCACTTGTGGAGTTATCGATCATCCGTGAACTTCTTGATCTCCAGTTAATAACTCAAGAACAAGCCATGCAGATGACAGACCTAACACCTAACGGAAGCGAAGGCATGCAATGAAAGAGATGCTCACATTCTCAGCAGAACTTACAGCAGACGCGTCAGAGCGCACTATCTCTGGCAAGATCGTCCCATTTAACGGCGAGGTCGGAAACACATCCGCCGGAGCCGTAGTCTTTGAGCGTGGCGCGATTAATATCGCTGATTCGTCTAAAGTGAAGCTCCTCCTCGAGCATGACCCAAAGCAGCCAATCGGCCGCGCTCAATTCTTCAACGAGACCGAGGACGGCATTTTTGCATCGTTCAAGATCTCTAAATCATCCCGTGGCACCGATGCTCTCATCGAGGCCTCAGAAGAACTCCGCACTGGTCTTTCAGTCGGAGTTATGGTCAACGCAGCAAAGCCAAAGAATGGCGTGCTCTATGTATCGAGTGCAGACCTTCTCGAAGTAAGTTTGGTTCAGGCAGCAGCCTTTAAGTCTGCCGCCGTAACCGATATCGCGGCATCTGAAGATGAAGCCGTAGAAGAAACCCTACCAACAGAAAGCGAGACAGCCACAGTGGAAACCACTCCAGCAGTCGAAGCAACACCTACAGTTGAGGCTGCCGCAGTTGAAGCTGCTCGCCCTGCTGTAACAGCAATGGCTTACACAAAGCCACGCATTGAAGTAACAGCTGCAAAGTATGCAGAAAACACAATCCGCGCAGCACTCGGAGACGACGTAGCTCGTCAATGGATCGCAGCAGCGGCAGACACATCTGACAACGCTGGTTTAGTACCAACACGTCAACTTTCAGAGATCATCAACCCACTCGGAACTACTATCCGTCCATCGATCGACGCAATCTCTCGTGGAGTGCTTCCAGATGCAGGTATGACATTTGAGATTCCTAAGATCACACAGATGCCAACAGTTGCAATCGAGCCAGAAGGCGACGCATTCAGCGACACAGATCAGAACTCGAGCTTCCTTTCAGTAACAGTTCAGAAGTACGCTGGACAGCAGACATTCTCAGTTGAATTGCTAGATCGCACATCTCCAGCATTCTTCGATGAGCTCGTCCGCAACATGGCCGCAGCTTATGCAAAGGCAACTAACTCAGCAGTTAACGCTGCACTTATCTCAGGTGCTTCACTTGATGCAACAACAGTTGCCACATACCCAACAGCAGCCGAACTTCTCGGAATTGTTGCTCGCGGATCAGCATCTGTTTATGGCGCAACAGCAGGACTTCCAAACCCATTTGCTCGCAACATGGTCGTATCTACCGGACAATGGTCAAACATCATGTCACTCAACGATGCAGGACGCCCTATCTACACAGCGTCACAGCCAATGAACGCAGGCGGAGCAGTTGCTCCAACTTCACTCACAGGTAACGTTGCTGGACTCAACCTTTACGTTGATCCAACAAACGGTGGCGATGGCGATGGAACTATCCTTATCGTTAACCCAGATGCGTATACATGGTACGAGTCACCAACCTACCGCCTACGCGCTGAATCAACAGCAGCAGGACAGGTAACAATCGGCTACTACGGCTTTGGAGCAATCGCTACCAAGGTCGCAGCAGGCGCATTCAAGAACAACAAGGCGTAAGCCACCCCTAAGTCGCTGGCGGCGGAGTGCCCTTCTCCGCCGCCAGTCTTTAGAAAGGTAAACAATATGGCTCTGACAACAGTTGCAGAACTTCGCACAGCTCTGGGTGTAGGCACTCTCTACACTGATGCAGTCTTGCAATCTGTTTGCGACGCTGCAGACAACGTCTTGTTGCCCTTTCTATGGAAAAATCAGCAATACATCATCGCCCACGGCAACACGGGCACAGTCGGCACACTATACTTTGATCAAAACATTTGTGAGGTATTTTACGTCGGCCAATCAGTAGTGATTTCAGGTGCCGGTACTAAGTACAACGGCACTAAAACAATCACAGGAGTCGACGCTCGATCCTTCAACATAACCACGACTCACACCAGCGACAACCCACGTCACACAGTCGAGCCTTTCGGCATTGCAGCAGTTGAGACATACACAGATTACACAACCATCCCTGCAATTCAAGAAGCGTCGCTGATGATTTGCATCGATATTTGGCAATCTCGTCAAGCACCGTCAAGCGGCGGCGTGACAATCGATGGCTATCAGCCAAGCCCGTACCGCATGGGTAACACCTTGCTTGCTCGTGTCCGTGGCCTTCTTGCCCCGTATCTTGATCCGAGATCGATGGTGGGCTAATGGCCGCCATTTCAACACTCCGCGCAGGACTTGCTTCAGCTCTAGTCGATAACACTAAGTGGTCAGTATTCTCATTCCCACCATCTACGCCTATCGCTAACAGCGTCATTATTGCTCCTGCAGATCCTTACATTTCGCCATCTAACGGATGGCACGCAACTATTTCGCCTATGGCATCGTTCGTCGTGACGATCCTCGTGCCGCTCCTCGATAACGAGGGCAATCTCAATGGAATTGAGGATAACGTTGTGCGAGTGTTTAACTTGCTAGCCGCATCTTCATACACCTACAACGTCACCCAGGTATCGGCTCCGGCCGTTCTCAGTGCCGTCTCTGGTGATCTACTAACCTGCAATATCAATATCTCAGTCCTAACGAGTTGGAGCTAAAATGTCCGAGTGGGAAAAAGAGCAAGAAGCCTTCCTGATCAAGATCGGGCAGGTAGCACCATCAACACCAAAGCCAGTAACTACTAAGAAAGACGAGGAATAATCTCATGGCTGTATTCTTAAATAACAAGGTCGGCGTGAAGGTAAACTCAGTCGATCTTTCAGACCACGTTACCGCAGTAACACTTAACCGCACTTTCGACGAGCTCGAAGTGACAGCAATGGGCGACGGCGGACACAAGTTCGTTAAAGGCCTTGAGGCATCATCAGTCACCATCGACTTCCTCAACGACACAGCGTCAGCAAACGTACTTGCTACCTTGCAAGCTGCTTGGGGAACAAACGTCACAGTAGTCCTACTACAGGAAAAGGGAACAGCCGTTTCAGCGACTAACCCTCTTTACACTATGACTTGCTTGATCAACGGCACTACAGACATCAACGGCGCAGTCGGTGACCTCGGTACTCAGTCACTTACTTTCAACGTCTCTGGTACAGTAGCAGTCGCCAGCACAGGCACATTCTAAGAAACTAAACAAAGGGGCACAGCATGGCAAAGCTAATCGTTACAATGGCAGACAACACAGTCACCGAGATCGAGATCACTCCTCGCCTCGAGTACGCGTTCGAGCTATATGCTAAAAAGGGATTTCACAAAGCGTTCCGCGATGATGAAAAGCAGTCAGACGTTTATTGGCTTGCATGGGAAGGCCTTCGACTAAGTGGAGTCACAGTCAAGCCATTCGGTTCAGACTTTCTCGATACCTTAAAGAGTGTCGAGGTTGCAGAGTCTGACCCTTTGGCCTAGGCAGGGATAGCATCCACTATCTCATAGCTCGATTGAGCATTGAGACGGCTATCCCTCCACAAGATTTAATCGAATTAGATTCATCAATGCTTCAGATGCTACTCAAGGCGCTGAAGGATAGAGCAAAGGAGCAGAGCGATGCCTACAGAGCTAAAAGGCGCTAGCCAACTCCGCAGAGCTCTGAAGCAATTCGATCCCGATCTAGACAAAGAAACCCGTGACGAGATGGTGGGATTCTTAAAGCCTTTGGTAAAGAAGGCTCGAGGGTTTTTGCCATCTAATGCAGAGGCTCCGTCTGGATTCGTTAAGCATGAAGTAAAGACGGCTAAGTTTCCAATGTACGACGCTACAGAGGCACGTCGAGGTGTTGGCTATAAACTGACACCGACTAAGCCTAATCGCCAAGGTTGGGTGCAGACAGTATCGATCCACAATAAGACAGCGGCGGGTGCAATTGTTGAGACCGCCGGACGCAAGTCCGGGATGACTGGCAACTTTAGCCCGCGCTTCTCAGGCACACTTTCAGGCCGCGGCAAGATGGCAGGCCGTGCGATGTTTAAGGCTTACGAGCAAGATCAAGGTAAGGCCAAGGCAGGCGTAATCAAGGCACTCGAAAAGGCTGCCGCTAAGTTTAACGCGAGAGGCAATAATGGCTGAGTTACGCATCCCGATTATCGGCGAGTTCAAAGGTAAGAAGGCTTTCGATCAAGCTGGCAAAGCAACTAACACCTTAGAGAAGGGCGTCAAGAGATTAGGCGGAGCCCTTGCCGCTACTTTTGGAGCCCAGCAGGTTCTCAAGTTTGCCAAGAATGCAGCCAAGGCATTTATCGAAGACGAGCAAGCAGCGACACGACTTGCACAGTCTGTCAAGAATTTAGGCCTAGCCTTTGAGACTCCACGCATCGAGGAGTTTATCTCTCAACTATCTAAGGCTTCAGGCGTTACCGATGATCAACTCCGCCCATCGATGCAGAAACTTCTCCAGACCACTGGCTCGGTTGTTAAGTCCACAGAATTACTTACTCAAGCCCTAGACATCTCACGCGGTTCTGGCGTTGATTTTGAGACCGTTGTCAACGATTTAAGCATGGCTTATGTAGGACAGACTCGAGGCCTTCGTAAGTATTCGCTAGGACTATCTCAGGCTGAACTCAAAACCATGAGCTTTGCAGATGTGCAAGAAAGACTAAGCAAGCAGTTCTCGGGTGCTAATGCTGCTTTTCTTGAAACCTATGCAGGCAAGTTGAGCATTTTATCTACAGCAGCAGGAGAGGCTTCTGAGATAATCGGAAAGAGTCTAGTAGATTCTTTGAGCATTCTTTCAGGAGAAGGCAATACGGTCCAACCTCTAGCCGATGCAATGACTGAATTAGCGGTGGCAACATCAGAAGTTATTACTGGCTTGTCCGTAATGATTTCTAAGTTCAAAGAATTGCCCGGAGTTTCTGAGTGGATTAATCTCTACTACAACAAGATTTTACCTGCTCAATATAAGCCATTTCTAGATATCATTAACTTCGTTCGAGGACAAGCTCCAACTCCCGGGATGGGCGGATATCCTTCGAGCGCACTCGGCCCGGGTTACGTTGATCCTAACGATGCAGCTCGCAAAGCGGCAGAAGCGGCAGCGGCCAAACGTGCCAAAGAATTGGCAGCACTCCAGAAGAAGTCTCTGGATACACAGAAGAAGTCTCTAGCTTTACAGAAGGCCTCAAAGACTCTTAACCTAGACGCTATCGGCATCGAGGCAGCACTTAAGGGCAAGATCAGCGAGACCGATCGCATCTCCTTGCTATTACAGAAGGCCATCCTCGAAGGTAATGCGACCCTTGCCACACAGTTATCCGATCAATTAGAAGCTGCAACTAAACGCCAGAATGAACTCCGCGCCTTATTGCTAACCACTCCAGAGGCTCCTAACCCTTACCGCAATTGGACGCTTCCTCAAGACTTGCTCAACTACACGGCGGCATCTCTTGGCGTATCTGTAGCACAGTTACAAACTGCACCAGTGGCCCCATCTTCTACATTCTCAGATGCACAGATGGAGTTAATGGCTGCAGTCAATTCATTCCAACAGGCAGACAAGCAAGCAATCAATATCACCGTCGAACTCGATGGCCAGACTGTCGGCGGAGCAATTCGAGACAATCAGATTAACGACTCACTCTCTGGATCATTTAACCAGTTAAATCGAGGTGGAGGATTTAAGGGAGCGGTTGCTATCTAATGGCTCTACCTGCAACCATTTCGGTCTCTTTCGATTTTAGTCAAGGAGCTACGTTTGGCCTTGGTTTTATTATTGGAGACGACAAGTATGGAGTGATTGGCACAGGTGCATTTGCAGCTTCAGCCGTAATTGACCCGGTGGTGGATCTAAGCAGCGTCACTCGATCAATTAAGATCACCCGTGGCCGTAACATCATGCGCGATACCTACGAGGCTGGCAATTGCACAGTTCGAGTTTTAGACCCTAATTCTTATTTTAACCCGCAGAACGTATCTAGTCCATACTTCGGTTATCTGACTCCATTGCGCAAGATCCGTGTAGCTGCGACCACTGCAACAACGCAGGAGTTTTTGTTTTCTGGATACGTTGACACCTACAAGTATTACTATCCAACAGGGCAAGAGATCGGCTATGTCGACATCATCTGCTCGGATGCATTTAGACTTTTTCAGATGGCTAACGTTACTACAGTTACGGGTGCAACCGCTGGTCAGACTACCGGCACGCGTATTACCAAGATCCTCGACCAAGTCTCATTCCCTACATCTATGCGAATCACGGACACAGGATCAACCACAGTTCAGGCAGATCCGGGAACGGCTCGCACATCCCTTGCAGCTCTTAAGGCGGCAGAGTTTGCAGAACAGGGCGCATTCTTTATGTTGCCAGATGGCACCGCTGAGTTTAAGGATCGCAGCGATGTCGTAGCTTCTTTGGCTGCCGCACCGATCGAGTTCAACCAGACAACGGGCATTCCCTACAGCGATCTTAAATACGCCTTCGATGACAAGCTCATCATTAATCAAGCCAGCATGACACGCATTGGCGGCACAGCGCAAACAACGATCAACGCTGATTCATCGGCTAAATACTTTCCGCATGGCACGACCGTTACGGACATGATCCCTCAGACAGATGCACAAGTCCTCGATATTGCAAAAATATACGTAGCAACCAGAGCAGAGACAACGATCCGTATCGATGCCATGACTGTCGACTTACTTGATACGGACGTGCCAACGGATACAATAATTGGTCTAGATTATTTTGATAACGTCAAGATCACTAACGTTCAGCCAGACGGCTCAACAATTGTCAAGACCTTGCAGGTGCAGGGATTGGCATGGGATATCACCCCAAACAGTATGAAGTGCACAGTAACAACACTAGAGCCGATAGTGGAGGGATTCATCATTGGATCTTCGAATTACGGTATAATCGGACAATCCATATTGGGTTATTAGGAGATAAACAATGGCAGCTGGTCTTGGATATAAAGAGTTCACTACGGGAGATGTCTTAACCGCAGCGGACGCTAATGGCTATCTAGCCTCTCAGGTGGTCATGGTCTTTGCTGACGCGGCAGCCCGTACTTCAGCCATCACCAGCCCTCAAGAGGGAATGATTTCCTACCTCAAGGATACAAATGTCACTCAGTATTATTCTGGCTCGGCTTGGGTGGCCGTAGGCGCAGCTAGTGGCTTGACACTAATTACCACCCTAAGCCCATCAGGTGTTACGGAAGTGACGGCTGATTCTATTTTCACCTCAACTTATGAGAATTATCTGATTGAAATTGCACTAGATCAATCAGCAAACTCGGTGCTATTTGCCCAACTTCGATCAGGTGGAAGCAACCTAACATCAGCCACTTATACATACGATACTGTGGGAGCTGCTGCTGCAACTGGACAAACGACATGGGAAATTTCTGCCAACACTGGCGGAGCTTGCACCCTTGTCAATAGCTTGACATTGTTTAGACCTCAACTTGCATCAGCCACTTTTGGGGTTGGATCAAGAATGGCAAGCGTGGACAATTTAGCGCAGCAGTATGGATACATCAACACTAGCGCGGCCGCATACGACGGAATTCGCATTGCAGGAAGTTCTGGAAATATCACAGGCAAGATCAGAATCTACGGATTGGCTAACTAATGACAAAAGTTTATGAATTTGATGG